ACATGTCGGGATGCTGACATGTCGGGATGCTGACATGTCGGGATGCTGACATGTCGGGATGCTGACATGTCGGGATGCTGACATGTCGGGATGCTGACAGCATGGTCAGACCTCCAGATCTATATGAACGCCAGGGCGATCATCGCCCCTGCTATTGCTAAGCTTACGATGGTCAGGATTGCTTCGATGATCGCGATCATTGGACAGGGTCCGTTGCGGGAGGGGCGGGGTGCGACGCGCTTGGTAGCGCGCCGCGGGGGCGATAGGGCGTATGGGTGTCACGCGCATTAGAAGACGCGGACGGCGTTGGAAAGCTTCTGGGTCAGACCGTATTCCGTCACGGTTGACACGTCCGTGAAAGGCGCAGTCCAGTCGCGCGGGGTCGGGTTGCGTTCCCATGACACTTTAGCGTGATAGTCAAGCTGCGCCCACGTTGGACGGCGCTCGCCTGTGTGATAGTTTGGGCAACGGCGGACGTCTTCACTATAGGCAAATTCGCCGGGGGTCGGGTTGTGCGTCATGGTCATGCTTCCACTTCGTCGGTTTCAGACGCAAAATCGTCTTCGTAACCTTCGACGATGCTATTCGCGATTTCGCGGAAATTCACGTCCGCCATGAAGGCGATGGCGTAATCGAGCGCCAAGCCAGACGCGCCCATCGTGACGACCTCGGCAGCGTACTCCTGTAGCGTGTCGGCGAGATCGTACAGATTTAGTTTAAGCCAGCCCATTTCGCGGGGGTCTATGCCGTCAAAGATTTCGAGATTGACGCGCCATGTGGCGTAGTTCGTCCAGCCATTGTAGTTCGTCATGTGCTTGTTCTCCGTGTTGGCGCTCTGATTGGCGCTCTATGACGCCGCCCGTGAGCGGCGCTTAGAGCGTCGATTAGGCGGGATACAGTAGCGTATCGTGCGCAGGCAGGCGGGCGACGACATTTGCGAGCCAAGGGTCATGCGGGCGCTTGGAGACGCTAATGCCGCGCGCGCCGTGTTCGGCACTAGCACATGTGCAACTAGGCTTGCGAAGCTCTTTAGTGGTGTTGTCGATGCGCCATGCGAACCACTCCCATTCGCTGCGCGGCATATCCTGAATGGCGACGCGCATTTTCGCGCGCAAGTCTTTTAAGCTAGTGGCGGAAAAATACGCCGGGCGATATTGGCCGAGAAAGTAGATGGAGCCTGAGTACTGCATTGTGTCCGTTCTCCGTGTTTGGCGTCTGCGCGCCGTTTCGATACAAACCACTGTAATAGATTTTCGAGCATTAGCAAGCGGAAAATTGCAGGAAGGGCAAAAAAAGTTTTTGGGCTGATTTTTGGCGGCCTGTTAGGCTAGTGATTAGGCGCGCGCATTGCCTAGGATTGCGGGGCTTTTGGCTATTTAGGCTATTTTGATTATATGACTTAATGAACTTTATAATTATACATATATAATATGTAGTATAGAATTGTAGGCCGTGACTTGTGCGCGCGTGTGAGCGACTGAAATTGAAATGACTATGTGACTATTTGACTATTTGAGCCCCATCACGCCCGCGCACACCGGCGCATGGCATGGGCGCATTAGGCGCATTAGGCTACTGCTCGCCCATAGCCTAAAACGCCTAACACCATGCGAGCGCCAGGCGAGCGAAACGTGCTGACTGACTTGCTTGCTACTAGCCTAAGACGCCTAAGCCCCAGGCTCTATTGCCTAGCTTATGCTACAGCTTGACCAGCACAATGGCTATTGCCTAGGTCATGTAGTAATTGCTAAGGTCAAGCAAAGCCCCCGGGCAGGGCCTTGCGCCGCCCGGTCACGGTCACGGAGGGATTGCAAACAATTTTTTTTAAATATAAAATGTCTTACATGACATGGCACACGCTCCCACACGACACGCGCAAGCTTCAGGCAACTGAGGCGCGGCTTGACGCAATCTATTGGGCGGCGCGTAATGGCCTGAAGGGCGACACGTTGGCGTTGGCTGCTGGGATGCGTCCATCTGAGTATCGGCAGCTCTGCGAGTTCGATCCGCTGACGGAAATGGCGGAACAGAAGGGACGCGCTGACGGCGAGATGGAGATCTCAGGTATACTGCATGACGCGGCGCGGGCGGGCGACGCCAAGGCGGCGTTGGAGATCTTGAAACACGCGCATGGTTGGACGGCCAAAACGGCGTTGGACATCAACATCGACCAGACCATCTCGGTCAAGCACGCCTTGGAAATGGCCCAGCAGCGGGTGCTGGAGGGGGCGTTTACTGTTGTGGAACAGCTAGAGGACACAGACCGTGCAAACACCAATCTATTCGGCTCAGGACGAGATGGAGGTGATGGCGCGGTTGTGGACGCCCGCGCTGAAGAACGACCCGCTAAAGTTCGTACTGTACGCGTTCCCGTGGGGGCAGAAAGGGACGCCTCTTGAGGATTTTGCTGGCCCGCGCAAATGGCAGCGCGAGGTGCTGCATGAGTTGGCGCAACATATAGAGCAGAACAACGGCAAGATTGACTTTGACACGCTGCGGATGGCGACCAGCTCGGGGCGCGGCATCGGCAAGTCGGCGCTGGTGTCTTGGCTGGTGATCTGGATGCTATCGACACGCATTGGGTCCACCACCATTGTGTCGGCCAACTCGGAAGCGCAGCTCAGGTCGGTGACGTGGGCGGAGATAACCAAGTGGTTGTCCATGAGCTTGAACAGCCACTGGTTCGAGATCAGCGCCACCCGCGTGGCTCCGGCCAAGTGGCTGACGGAGATCGTGGAAAAGGACCTCAAGATGGGCACGCGCTACTGGGGCGCGGAGGGGCGGCTGTGGAGCGCGGAGAATCCCGACGCCTACGCAGGGGTGCACAACTTCCAGGGTGTGATGCTGGTGTTCGACGAGGCCAGCGGCATCGAGGACAGCATCTGGTCGGTGGCGGCGGGGTTCTTTACTGAAAATACGCCCAACAGGTTCTGGATGGCGTTCAGCAACCCGCGCCGCAACAGCGGGTATTTTTACGAGTGCTTCAACGGCAAACGGGACTTCTGGCGCAACAAGATCGTAGACGCCCGGTCGGTCGAGGGGACCGACAAGGCGGTGTACCAGCAGATCATTGACGAGTACGGGGCGGACAGCAACCAGGCCTACGTCGAGGTCTACGGGCAGTTTCCTAGTGCGTCAGACGACCAGTTCATTGGTAGCCACCTGGTTGACGAGGCGATGGACCGCGTCAAGTGGAAGGATCAGTCGGCCCCCATCGTCATCGGCGTAGACCCGGCGCGGTTCGGGGCGGACTCAACGGTCATCGCCGTGCGGCAAGGCCGGGACATCATCGCTATTAAGAAGTACCGGGGCGACGACACCATGGAGGTAGTCGGGCGGGTGATCGAGGCCATCGAGGAGTACAAGCCCGCGCTGGTCGTGGTAGACGAGGGTGGGCTGGGGGCGGGCGTTGTGGACCGGCTCAAGGAGCAACGGTACAAGATCAGGGGCGTCAACTTTGGGTCCAAGAGCAAGAACCCGCTCATGTGGGGCAACAAGCGCGCGGAAATGTGGGGCGAGCTGCGGACGTGGCTCAAGACGGCCAGCCTGCCCAAGGACCGTTACCTCAAAAGCGACCTGATCGGCCCCATGATGAAGCCGGACAGCAAGGGTACCATCTTCTTGGAAAGCAAGAAGGACATGAAGGCGCGGGGGTTGGCGTCACCCGACGCGGCGGACGCCATCGCTGTCACGTTCGCGTTTCCGGTGGCGCACCGGGAGTACGTTGACCGTGGGCCTAGAAGAGGGTACTCTGCGGGCGGAATTACAACCTCATGGATGGGATCGTAACCATGACCACCAGCACCAAACCAATCGGCGTTGCTTTCGAGGATCAGAACATCATCGGTTCTGATTTTGTCTTGGCTGGCGGTCAGCTTGGCTACTCGACCGACGCTCAGGGAGCGGTCACGCAGCTCACCAGCAAGTCTACTGGCGTGACGCTAGACAAGTCTTGCGGTCAAATTACCTTGAACAACGCCGCGCTGGCGGCTACGACAAACGTGACGTTTACGCTGACCAATTCAATAATCGGCGTCAAAGACGTGCTGGTCTTAAATGTGTACGGAGGCACTTCTGGTTCGTACAACGTGTGGGTCAGCGGTCTGGCTGCGGGATCGGCCACCATCACCGTGCGTAACATCACGGGTGGTTCGCTGTCGGAAGCCATTACCATCAACTTTGCTATCATCCACGGACAGTAACATGGCAAAGTCTGTCTCTCTGTCAGTCGGGCGCGGCGAGAAATTGTCTACCGCTAAGGGCGCGGGCCTGACTGCTAAAGGGCGTGAAAAGTACAACCGAGAGACGGGTTCTAACTTAAAAGCGCCCGCTCCAAGCCCCAAGACCGACGCGGACAAGGGCCGCAAAGCTTCGTTCTGTGCAAGGATGGGTGCGGTAGCCGCCAATGCTAAGGACGGCGACCGCGCCAAAGCGGCGCTCAAACGGTGGAAGTGCTGACATGGCTATGAAACCTGGGCTGTACGCCAACATCAACGCAAAGCGCGAGCGCATCAAAGAGGGCTCTGGCGAGAAAATGAAGAAGCCCGGCGCTGCTGGCGCTCCAACTGCCAAGGCCTTCAAAGAATCAGCCAAAACTGCAAAGAAGAAATAAATGGATTATTCAGGGGTAGCTGCGGCAGGCCGCGTGTCGAGCGGGGGCGGGTCTCGTAAGAAAGACCCTGCTACCGTTATGGACACCATGCGTAGCCGTTTGACGATGGCTATTGCTGCGTATTCCGAAAGCCGTGAAGATGAGTTGGACGACCTTCGGTTCTTCGCCGGGTCGCCTGACAATCAATGGCAGTGGCCTGCGGATGTGTTGGCTACCCGTGGTTCGGTGCAGGGGCAGACGATTAACGCCCGGCCTTGCCTGACCATCAACAAGTTGCCACAGCACGTCAGACAAGTAACGAATGATCAGCGACAGAATCGCCCAAGCGGCAAAGTTATCCCTGTCGATGACAAGGCGGACGTGGAAGTTGCTGAGATCTACGATGGTATCGTTCGCCATATTGAGTATATGTCGGACGCAGATGTGGCTTACGATACTGCTTGTGAAAATCAAGTAACTTACGGCGAGGGTTACATCCGGTTGCTGACGGAGTACACCGGCGATGATACGTTCGATCAGGACATCCGCATCGGGCGCATTCGCAACTCTTTTAGTGTCTATATGGACCCCACCATTCAAGATCCATGCGGATCTGACGCCAAATGGTGCTTTATCACAGAAGATCTTACGCGTTCTGAGTACGAGCGCCTCTTTCCCGACGCCATGCCAATTTCGTCTATCCAGCAGCAAGGCGTGGGCGACGAAAACCTGTCCAATTGGCTCAACGAAGATGTAGTTCGCATTGCGGAGTACTTTTACATCGAATACGAGCCCGCCAAGCTCAACTTGTACCCCGACAACCGCACTGCGTTTGAGGGAAGCCGCGAAGACGCCATGTTCAAGGCGTCTGGATTGGCTCCGCTCAAGAGCCGCCAAGTGGACCGCAAGCGCGTCAAGTGGTGCAAGACCAACGGCTACGAGATGCTGGAGGAAAATGACTGGGCAGGCCAGTGGATTCCGGTCATTCGCGTCGTTGGCAACGAATTTGAGGTTGATGGCCGTCTTTTTGTGTCTGGATTGGTGCGAAACGCCAAAGACGCGCAGCGGATGTACAACTATTGGGTATCCGCTGAAACCGAAATGCTGGCTTTGGCCCCCAAAGCGCCGTTTATCGGCTATGGAGGCCAGTTTGAGGGTTACGAGCAACAATGGAAGACCGCAAACGTCAACAACTGGCCTTATCTTGAGGTCAATCCTGACGTTACGGACGGCGCAGGCGCTGTTTTGCCGCTTCCGCAGCGTTCGCCGCCTCCTATGGCGCAAGTTGGCCTCATACAGGCTAAGGCGGGCGCGTCTGACGACATCAAATCGACCACTGGTCAGTACGACAGTAGCCTTGGCGCGACCAGCAACGAACGGTCAGGCCGGGCTATTTTGGCTCGCGAAAAACAAGGTGATACAGGCACGTATCACTACGTTGACAACCTTGCCCGCGCCATCCGCTACACGACGCGCCAGATCGTAGACATGATCCCTAAGATCTACGACACCCAACGTATCGCCCGTATCATCGGCATTGACGGCGAGACGGGCATGGCAAAAATTGACCCTACCCAGCAAGAGCCGGTCAAGAAGATCGTCAACCCTGAAAACCCCAACATTGTAATTGAGAAGATTTACAACCCCGGCGTCGGCAAGTACGATGTGTGCGTCACAACCGGGCCAAGCTACATGACCAAGCGCCAAGAGGCTCTTGACTCTATGTCGCAGCTTCTTCAGGGCAACCCAGCTCTTTGGGCGGTGGCTGGCGATCTGTTTATCAAAAACATGGATTGGCCTGGCGCGCAGGAAATGTCCAAGCGGTTTGCCAAGACCATCGACCCCAAGCTTTTGGAAACGGACGACAAGTCGCCCGCGCTTCAGGCTGCTGAACAGCAGATGCAGGCGATGGGCCAAGAGATGGAAATGATGCACAAGATGCTTCAGAACGTCCATCAGTCCGTTGAAATGCAGGATCTTGAGCGCAAGAATTTCGAAGCAACTATCAAGGCGTTTGACGCCGAGACCAAACGCATTTCGGCTGTGCAAGCGTCCATGTCCCCCGAACAGATCCAAGACATCGTCATGGGAACGGTCCACGGCATGATTACCAGCGGCGATCTGGCGGGCGAAATGCCCGGTCAAGAATTGATGGGCGAGGGTATGGGGCAAGAAATGCCTATGGAAATGCCACCTGAAATGCCGCCCCAAGGAATGCCACCGCAGGGAATGCCGCAATGAAGAAAGCTTCTGATTTCGTAGGGTATCTGTTCCTTGCACGGGATGTGGCTCATTCGGTCCATCTCAACACCCGCAGCTTTGCCAAGCACATGGCGTTGCAGGGGTTTTACGACGGTATCGTTGATTTGGCGGATAAATTTGCCGAAGCGTATCAAGGCCGTCATGGTCTGATCGGCGGCATTAGCCTTCAGACTGCCAAGAAAACAACCAACGTGGTTGAGTTTTTGGAAAACCAGCTTCAAGAAATTGAAGACTGCCGATATGACGTAGTGGACCAAAAAGACACCGCGCTCCAAAACATCATTGACGAGATCGTAGGGTTGTACCTATCAACCCTGTACAAACTCAAGTTTTTGGCGTGAGGTAGCAAATGCCCACCGCATCCTACGTCAAATACACAGCCGCCATTGAACCTCTTTTGGAAGGTATCAACGCTGGCACTGATTCCTGGAAGATTGCGCTGGCGTTAACCGTCAACGCGGCGGATACCACGTTTACGGCGGGCACCACGGATCTGGCTACGGCTGGAGGGTACACGGCAGGCGGCAACACCGCCAGCATCACATCAGCTACGCAGACGGCAGGCACTTACAAACTGGTGCTGGCAAGCCCATCCGTATGGACGGGATCTGGCGCTGGATTTACGTTTCGATATGCGATACTTTGGGATGCTACGACCAACACCCCGGTAGCGTATTGGGATTACGGGTCCAACGTAACCGTGGCGTCTGGCGACACTGTCACTGTAACCCTCGATGCTACGAATGGCGTGTTCCAAGCTACCTGATAGGATAGATCTATGGCCTTCATAACCGCAGATCGTGTCAAGGACACATCGACCACGACCGGCACCGGCAACATCACGGTGTCTGGATCTGCGCCATTTGGCTATCGGACATTCTCAACGGTTATGAGCGTTGCGGACACTTTCTATTACGCCATTCAAGGTCAATCGACTGCCGAATGGGAAATTGGCGTTGGCACCTATGCCAGTACCAACCAGTTTGCCCGCACGACCGTATTGGCGTCTTCCGCCAGCGGCAGCGCCGTGTCGTTCTCGTCTGGCACCAAGAACGTGTTCATCACGTTGGCGGCTGCTAGAACGCTTCAGTTAAAATCTGGCGACACGCCTACGGCAGGGTCTATCCCTTATGGCGATGGCTCTACCCTTTCATACAGTTCTGTGGGTACGGCAGGGCAAGTGCTTGTATCCGGTGGTTCTGGTTCGCCTACATGGTCATCTGCTGGTACGGGCTCCGTCACTAGTGTTGCCGTCAGCGGCGGCACAACGGGCCTTACGACCAGTGGCGGACCTGTCACTACATCAGGCACCATAACCATTGCAGGTACGCTTGCTTATGGTAACGGAGGTACTGGCGGCACGGCTACGCCTACCGCAGGCACCATTCCCTACGGCACAGGCACCGCGCTTGCATATTCGGCTGCGGGCACATCGGGCCAGGTGCTTACGTCTGGCGGCGCTGGAGCCCCTACTTGGACCACTGTGACCGGCACCGGCACCGTCACTAGCGTCAATGTTAGCGGCGGCACTACGGGCCTCACGTACAGCGGCGGGCCTATTACAGGGTCTGGCACCATTACAATGGCGGGCACGTTGGCTGTTGCTAACGGCGGCACAGGAATCACCAGTTTTGGAACCGGCGTTGCTACCGCGCTTGGGCAAAACGTATCGGGTTCAGGCAGCATTGTTCTTGGCACGTCGCCTACGGTCAACAACCCTACGGTCACCAACTACGTCGAGTCGGTGGTGGCTATTGGTACGGTAACAACGACCAATACCATCGCCCTGACCAACGGCACGGTTCAAACGGCAACCCTGACGGCTTCCACGGCTTGCACGTTTACAATGCCTACGGCAACTGCGGGTAAATCTTTTGTACTGTTGTTGAAGCAGGCTGCAACCACCGGCAACGGCACGGCGACATTTACCAGCGTCAAATGGGGGACTGCGGGCGCTCCGACGATCACCGCTACTGCGGGCAAAATGGACATCCTGACTTTTTTTGCTGACGGCACCAACTGGTACGGCAGCATAGCGCAGGGGTACACGCCGTAATGTTCGCCGCAAAAAACTTTTTTCTTGCTGGTGGATACGCAGGACCAACTGCCGTTGATTATCTTGTTGTAGCTGGTGGTGGCGGCGGCGGCGGGGCAAAATCAAGTGGCCCCGGTGATGGCGGCGGCGGCGGCGGCGCGGGCGGGTATTTAACCGCAACAGGTTATGCGGTAACGCCGGGGTCTTCAATTACGATAACTGTTGGCGCTGGCGGCGCAGGCGGCACATCTAGTGCTACGCCAACTTCTGGAACTCAAGGCGGAAATTCGGTTTTTGGCAGCATAACTGCAACAGGCGGCGGTTATGGAGGCGGAACATTTCCAACTTCGGCGGCGGGCGGTAATGGCGGTTCAGGTGGCGGCGGGTCGTATAATTTCGGTGGTTCCGGCACATCCGGCCAAGGAAATGATGGCGGTGGTGGCGCGCTTTACCCCGGCGGCGGCGGCGGTGGCGCGTCTTCAGTTGGTTTGTGGACATCTGGTTCTGTAACTGGCGGTAATGGCGGTAACGGAACGTCATCTTCTATTAGTGGGGCCTCTGTTAGTTACGCAGGCGGCGGCGGCGGCGGCGGCGGTACAACTGGCGGAAGTGCGTCTAGCGGCGGCGGCGCTGGCGGCGATTACGGGCTAAAAGGAAGTGACGGTACGGCTAACACTGGCGGCGGCGGCGGCGGCGCGGGAGTTAGGTATACCTCTACCGCTCCTCAAGGTGGCGCAGGTATTGTAATTATTCGTTACCCCGACACTTATGCAAATGCTGCGTCCACAACTGGATCGCCTACGTTTACCAACACAGGCGGGTACAAAATTTACAAGTTTACCAGTAGTGGGAGCATCACCTTCTAATGGCTTTCATCACCGCAGATCGTGTTCTTGATAGCTCCACGTCCACTGGCACGGGAGCTTTTGTTGTGTCTGGTACGCCTGCGGCGGGCTACAGGACATTTTCGGCAGTCATGTCAGTTGGGGATACCTGCTATTATTCAATCCAAGGTCAAACCACTAGCGAATGGGAAGTGGGCCTAGGCACTTACTCATCAGCCAACACGCTAACCCGCACTACGGTTTACAGCTCATCCAATTCAGGATCTGCCGTTACGTTTTCGGCAGGCACTAAAAACGTATTCATCACAGTAGCGGCGTCGCGCGCGCCTCAACTAGATCCTTCTGGTAACGTGACGGCTCTCGGCACCCCCACCTCGGTAAATCTGACCAACGCAACAAATTTGCCGTTGGCCTCCGGCGTCAGCGGTACTCTTCCGACCGCCAATGGCGGCACTGGTGGGAACATCTTGCCCACCACTGCTGGAAACGTGCTATTCACCACTGACGGGTCTGTGTGGTCATCGACACAGAAGATTGTGCAGTCAACGGCTGTCACGTTAACTACGCAAACTGCCGTAGATTTTACCAGCATTCCGTCTTGGGTGAAGCGCATCGTCGTAATGTTTGACGGGGCTAGTTTAAGCGGAACGTCAGATATTTTAGTTCGCTTGGGAACATCTGGTGGCATAGTATCAACTGGGTATGTTTCTGGTTGCACTGCAACCACCGGGACATCAGGCGCGACATCCACATCTACAACTGGTTTCGTTATACGACTGGTGGCGAACGCATCGGCCTGTTATGGAATAATGACAATTGCGTTAATAAGCACAAACAAATTTGTTTCCGCAATTTCTGGGCGGCAAGACTCAACCGCCAACATGATGGGCGGTGGTTCCGTTGCTCTTGGTGGCACACTTGACCGAGTTCGCATCACCACCGTCAACGGAACTGACACTATGGACGCCGGTTCCGTCAACATCCTGTATGAATAGGAGGCTTACATGGAACGCATTGAGGTCAACGTCGAGACTGGTGAAGTCACGGTCATCCAATACACGCCAGAAGAAGAGGCTGCTGCGCTGGCCTACGCCGCGTCTTTGCCGCCTGAGCCTGAGCCCGCCAAGCCGACACTGGAGGAGCTTCAGGCGCAGCTTGCGGCTATTTCAGCGCAAATACAATCATTGGCAAGTGGAAGCTACACGGCATGAGCCATTTCGCCAAATGCCTTGACGGCAGAGTCATCCAAGTCATCGTCGCCGGTCCTGAGTTCTTCGACACGTTCGTGGACTCATCGCCCGGCTCGTGGATTCAGACCAGCTACAACACCCGTGGCGGGATTCACTACGGCGCGGACGGCCAGCCAGACGGCGGCGTGGCCCTGCGCGGCAACTACGCCGGGATTGGCTACACATACGATCAGGCCAATGACGTGTTCTACGCGCCGCAGCCGTTTGCGAGTTGGACGCTGGATCAAAGCACATGGCTGTGGAGCGCGCCGGCGCCGTACCCCGCTGACGATCAGCGGTACGTCTGGGACGAGGCTACGGTTGGTTGGAAACTTGTGACCGAAGGATAGGTTAATTGAATGGCTTTCGCTTTCACTGGATACGGCATTGCATCGTTACCGATTGCAGCCGCACCGTTGGCGGGAAGCCCCCCGGTTCTTTCGGTTGCGTATACGCTTGACGCATCTTATGGGTCATACACGCTTACCGGGCAAAGCATAACTTTTAACCGGGGCATTTTGCTTACCGCTTCTAGTGGGTCATACGCGCTTACCGGGCAAAGCATAACCATCACAAAGGGCTTCTTGCTTTCCGTCCAAAACGGTCTATACTCGTTAACCGGGCAGGCCGTAGACATCACGTATACCCCCTTCACCCCGCCGGTTACGGGACCGACGCAGTACTTTATAGAAATCCGGTCCTTCACGGAATCTAGGAGAATATGATGTCGATTAACCTGAAAGCCATTACGACCAGGTTAGGCTATCAGCAGATTACCTCTCTCAGCTCTTCCACGGCGCTGACGGTGCCCGCCGTAGATCTCAACGGCCTGAACTGCCGCCCCGTGATCGCGCTCATCACTCCCGAAGGTCAGGCTGTGCGCTGGCGCGACGATAACGTTGCCCCCACTTCGTCTGTTGGGATGCCTCTTCCTGTTGGCGTGACGCTCCAGTACGATGGCGATCTGACCATGATCCGGTTCATCGAGCAGGTAGCCGGAGCCAAGATCAACATCAGCTATTACGCTTAAAGGTGCCCCCATGAACGTCTCGCAGGATAGCGCCCCAATGGACTACATGGATTACTTCCTCAACCAGCTCCCCAAAAACTTGGCTACGATGGCCGCGTTGCGGGACGAGTTGGCCGTTCGTCAGGGCGCGCTGTCCGCCGCTCAGGACGCGGTAGCTGACCGGGCCAAGGCAGCGGAAGAGCTTGCCGCTGCCAAGGCCGCTGCCGCCGAGATGGTTGCGGGGGCCAAGGACGCTAGAGAGGCGTTAAACGCGGATCAGGCGCAACTGACGGCTAACCGCGCTGCGTTTGACGCCGCCAAGGCGGACAATGACGCGGCGCTTGCCGCTCGTGCAGATCTTTTGTCTCGTCAGGAAGCGTCTTGCAACGCTAACGAACTTCGTCAGGCTGCTACGGCTGCGTCACTTGACGCGCGCGCTGCTGATCTGGCATCCGCTACGCAGGCCCTTGAGGCCCGTGTGAAAGCCTTCCAAGAAAAAGTGGCAGGTCTTTCAGCTTAACCGACTGGCCGGTAGCCAGGCACTCCTCGGAGTAACTCATGAACGACGACATGCTTGCCCCAGTGGACGCCCCGGCGCCCGCGTCAGAATTGGAAGCTACGGCGGCTCCTATTGCTGAAACTACAAGGCCGGAAGATCAAACGACTGAAACGCCCAAGTCTTTCACACAAGAAGAATTGGACGCCATAGTCGGCAAGCGCCTCGCAAGAGAGCAGCGTAAATGGGAACGGGAGCAGGCCCAACGGACTGTTCCTACTGCGCCTTCTGAACTACCGCCACCTGATCAGTTTGATTCGGTCGAAACCTATGCGAAAGCATACGCCGAACAGATGCTACGGGAACGCGAAGTTCAAAAGCAGCGGTCTGAATATGTAGAAGCCTACCACGACCGCGAAGAGGACGCGCGGGGCAAATACGATGACTTTGAACAGGTCGCGTACAACCCCAACCTCCGCATTACGACCGTGATGGCCGAGACGATCCAGACCTCTGATGTTGGTCCTGACGTAGCGTACTATCTAGGGTCCAACCCCAAAGAAGCAGACCGCATATCCCGTTTGTCGCCTATCTTGCAGGCCAAGGAGATCGGTAAGATTGAAGCCACGTTGGTTTCAAATCCGCCGGTCAAGAAATCTTCGAGTGCGCCCACGCCTATTTCGCCTGTCACTGCCCGCAGCAGCGGAACGTCCACATACGACACCACTGACCCACGATCTATCAAGTCGATGACCACGTCAGAATGGATCGCCGCTGAACGAGCCCGACAGGTAAAAAAGCTGGAAGCTTCGAAATTCCGTTAACCCTCTACGCCTGAAAGGCTGACCAATGGCTAATAGCATTCTCACAATCGACATGATCACCAGAAAGGCTCTGGAGATCCTCGAAAACAACCTGGTGCTTTCGCGTAACGTGAACCGCCAGTACGATGACAGCTTCGCCGTCGAAGGCGCGAAGATTGGCTCCACGCTGCGTATCCGCCTTCCTGATCGCGCTCTCGTCACCAACGGCGCTGCGCTTCAGGTTCAGGACGACAATGAGCAGTACACGACCCTGACTGTTTCTACCCAGAAGCACATTGGCGTGAACTTTACCTCTGCCGAACTCACCATGCAGTTGGACGACTTTGCAGAACGCGTTCTGAAGCCCCGCGTCAGCCAGTTGGCTGCCAGCGTGGACGCGGACGTGGCAAACGCCTACCAGAACATCTACAGTTCGGTTGGCACCCCCGGCACGACCCCTGCCACTTCGCTTGTCCTGCTTCAGGCCCAGCAGAAGCTCAACGAGTACGCTGTCCCTATGGACCAGCGTTACGCCACTGTGAACCCCGCTGCCAACGCCGGTCTGGTCGAAGGCATGAAGGGCTTCTTCAACCCCACCAGCACGATCAGCCGTCAGTTCAAGACCGGCATGATGGGCGAAGGGGTTCTTGGCTATGACGAAATCAACATGTCTCAGTCCATCGTGCAGCACACGACCGGTTCGCGTTCCACCTCGGACACGATCCTCGTCAACGGCGCTGTCACGACGCAGGGCGCCTCCACCATTAGCCTCGATGGCGGCACCGGCTCGGCGACCATCAAGGTTGGCGACGTGTTCACCATTGCTGGCGTGTATGCGGTTAACCCGCAGACCCGTCAGACCACCGGCAGTTTGCAGCAGTTTGTTGCTACCGCCACCGCCACCGCTTCCAGCGGCGCTTGGACCGACGTGGCGATCTCGCCCCCGATCTACACCGCCTCTCAGGCGCTGGCGACCGTGGACTCGTTCCCGGCGGACAACGCTGCGGTCACCTTCCTTGGCGCGGCCTCGACTGCCTACCCGCAGAACCTGATCTACAACAAGAACGCCATCACGCTCGGCACCGCCGATCTGCTCATGCCGCAGGGTGTGGATATGGCGTCTCGTCAGGTTCATAACGGCATTTCGATGCGTATTGTTCGTCAGTACGACATCAACAATGACCGTATGCCCTGCCGTATCGATGTTCTGTACGGTTTTGCCGTAATCCGCGCGCCTATGGCCGTGCGTATGTGGGGCTAACCCCTTCTATCTGGGGCTGCGGCCCCAGATTTCCCTCATCAACTCTTTAGGAGAATATCATGGCTCTTCCGAATGGCGCTGGTGGTTACCAGCTCGGCGACGGCAACCTCACTGAAGTCACGCTTGGCGTTCAGTCTACCCCCGTTGCAAAGACCGCTGCGGCTACGCTTACCGCTGCGGAACTTACTTCTGGTATCATCACGTATACGGGCGCTGCGGTTAACTTGACGCTCCCCACGGTGGCGCTTACCGAGGCTCTGGTCACCAGCGCCAAGAACGACAGCTGCTTTGACGTTGTGATTATCAACACGGGCGCTACTAATGCGGCAACCGTTGTGGTTGGCACTGGTTGGACCATTGTTGGTGCTGCCGCCGTGTCTGCGGCTACTTCAGCTCGCTTTCTTGCGCGTAAAGTGGGCGATCTTTCGTGGACGCTGTACCGCATCGCCTAATCAACCAACGCCCCGTCTACGGGCGGGGCGTTTTCCACAGGTATTTTTATGATCTACATGCGCCACCCGGTCCACGGCACCAAAGTTGCTACTATGGAAGCCGAAGCGATTTATGATGAAGAGAGCGGCTGGAAACGCTATACTCCCGGCGAAGCCCCGCCCTCTGACACGTCAGAGCCGGTAAATGAACTTGCACCCCGGCGACGCGGTCGCAGGCCGCTGAATGAGGGAATAGCCAGCTATGACGACAGCCGGGGATCAAATTAACGGAGCCCTTCGCCTTCTAGGCGTCTTGGCCGAAGGCGAAACGCCATCTGCGGCTACGTCGCAAGACGCGCTGTTTGCGCTCAATCAAATGATTGATTCTTGGGGCACGGAAAAGCTCTCGACGTTCACAACGCAAGAGCAAGTGTTTTCGTGGTTGCCAGGGCTCATCAGTCAGACGCTCGGCCCTTCCGGTGATTTCGTTGGCGACCGTCCTGTCCTCATGGACGACGCGACGTATTTCGTGGACGCTTCAACGGGCATTTCCTACGGCATAAAAATAATCAACCAGCAGCAGTACGACGGCATCGCGGTCAAAACCGTTACCAGTACTTTTCCACAGGTAATGTGGATCAACACCAATTACCCCAACATCGACATGCACATCTATCCGGTGCCTACCAAGGTGCTGGAATGGCATTTCATATCGGCGGCGCAACTGACGCAGCCCGCAACCATCGCAACACCGTTGTACTTTCCGCCGGGCTACCTGCGAGCGTTCCGGTACAATCTGGCTTGCGAGATCGCTCCTGAGTTTGGCGTGGAGCCGTCTGGTACGGTCAGCCGGATTGCGATGTATTCCAAACGCAATCTTAAACGCATCAACAATCCCGACGACATCATGTCGATCCCCTACGCCATCGTCAGCACCCGCCAGCGGTTCAACATCTTTGCAGGTAACTTCTGATGAAGAGCCCTATCCTTGGCTCCGCGTATGTAGCCCGCAGCGTCAACGCTGCGGACAACCGCATGATCAACATGTTTCCAGAGGTTGTCCCGGAAGCAGGGAAAGAACCCGCGTTCCTTCAACGCGCGCCAGGACTGAATTATCTTGCCACAATGGGCCAAGGCCCAGTGCGCGGGCTCTGGCAGTTTGGCAATTACGGCTACGCCGTGTCGGGCACATCGCTCTACAAGATCGACAGCAATTTTAACGTTGTGTCCAAAGGCACCGTGTCGGGCACCGGTCAAGTGTCGATGGTAGACAACGGTACGCAGTTGTTCATTGCTGCGGGCGCTACCGGCTATATCTACAACGCCAGTACGGACGTGTTCGCGCAAATCACAGATGTTGATTTTGCAGGCGCGGTAACGGTCGGGTTCATCGACGGATATTTTGTCTACAACCAACCCAACAGCCAAAAATTCTGGGTTACGTCGTTGTACGATGGCACGTCTGTCGATCCATTGGATTTTGCCAGCGCCGAAGGTTCGCCCGACAATTTGGTGTCTTTGATCGTGGACCACCGCGAGATCTGGTTGTTTGGGCAGAATTCTACCGAAGTCTGGTATGACGCCGGTCTGCCGGATTTTCCTCTTGCGCGCATCCAAGGCGCGTTCATCGAAATCGGTTGCGCTGCGCCGTTCTCCGTTGCCAAACTTGACAATGGCGTGTTTTGGCTTAGTTCAGACGCTCGCGGGCGCGGTATGATATACCGTTCCAACGGCTACGCTGGCGTTCGCATCTCGACGCACTCTGTTGAATGGCAGATCCAGCAGTACGCCGACATTACAGATGCGGTGGCATATACTTACCAGCAGGACGGCCATTCGTTCTATGTGCTGAACTTTCCCAGCGCCGACATCACTTGGGTTTACGACGTGGCTACCCAAGCTTGGCACCAGCGCGCCGGTTGGCTCAATAACGAGTTTACCCGCCATCGCGGCAACTGCCAGATGGCGTTCAACGGCCAGATCGTCATTGGCGACTATCTGACCGGCCAGATCTACGCTTACGACCCCACGGTCTACACCGAAGCCGGATCGGTTCAGAAATGGTTGCGCTCGTGGCGGGCGCTGCCTACCGGCACCAACAACCTGAAACGCACCACGCAACACAGTTTGCAATTAGATTGTGAGTCGGGCGTGGGTTTGGACGGCGCAACGCCTGCGACCACAACCTATCTCAGCAGCATTTCGTCTGACGCCGCGTCTGCGGGCGCGATCAGCGGCGAATCGGAAGAGACCACACGCGAAATAATTGTGCAGGGTTCCGATCCGCAGGTCATGTTGCGCTGGTCGGATGATGGCGGGCACACTTGGTCTAATGAACAATGGCGGTCAATGGGCAAGCTTGGCGAGACCGGGCGACGTGTCTTGTGGCGCAGGCTTGGCATGACTCTAAAACTCCGTGACCGCGTGTACGAAGTGTCTGGAACCGATCCGGTTAAGATTGCCATCATGGGCGCGGAATTGATCGTGAGCCCCACCAATGCTTGATAACATCACGCAGATACCTGCCCCGCGTGTCGCTATTTGGGACACGATGACAAACTACGTCACGCGCGGGTGGTATCGGTATTTCTACAACCTCTACGCTATCCTTGGCAGCGGATCGCTCCGCAGCGGCGCGTTCTACGACACCACCACACAAACCGCCGCCGTTATCAATACGGCCTACGCCATCACGCTCAACAACACTAGTTTGACCCAAGGCGTTAGCATAGGAACGCCGACATCGCGGGTTTATGTGGACCGCACGGGCTCTTACAACATTCAGTTCTCGTTACAACTGACCAGCACCAACGCGGCGGATAAAGACGTGTACATCTGGGCGGATGTAAACGGAACGTCCGTACCTGAGAGCGCCACCAAGTTGAGTTTGTCTGGCTCTAGTAAATCTTACGTTGCGGCTTGGAATTTTGTTATCCGCATGAGCGCAGGTGACTATTTCCGGCTAATGTGGTCTACTACCAACACGAATGTTCAGATAGCCCGCATAGCGGCGTCTGCGCCTGTACCGGCCATCCCATCGGTCATCTTGACCGTAGCTGCAAATATAGGTGAATAATGGCTGTTCTCACTCCATCTCCCAAGACAGCTTTTGTTGACGCAGCAGGCGAGCCGCTGGTTGGCGGGCAGTTGTACACTTACATTGCCGGTACGACGACGTTGCAGGCCACTTACACGGACGCGACGGCGGCGACGGCCAACACCAACCCGATCATCTTGGACTCGCGCGGCGAGGCTAGCGTTTGGCTGGGCGGCGCTATTTACAAGTTTGTGCTGAAGGACGCGGATGGCGCTCTAATCTGGACGGTGGATTACATTTCGGCCCCCACGGCTGCGGTGTCGCCCGTGTTGTCGGGTAACGTCACCATTGACTCCAACACATCCTCGCCTGCATTGACGATCACGCAGACCGGCACGGGCGCGGCGCTTAGGGTGCAAGACTCCGCTGATCCTGACGTAACGCCATTCATTATCGACGCCACCGGCCAAGTTGGCCTTGGCACGGCTACGCCCGTGTCCGCCTTGGAGATCGCCAGCCCTGGCGTCTTTACCGGCGCGTGGGCCTACCTGCCTACCGGCACGGCGATGATGTTCGTGCAGACTTCCGCGCCTACCGGCTGGACCAAGTCCACCACGCACGACAACAAGGCGCTGCGCGTGGTGTCGGGCGCAGCCAGCAGCGGCGGCACAACGGCGTTCACAAGCGTCTTCACATCCCGCACGATCACAACCGCCAACATGCCCAGCCACACCCATACGCTGACTGACCCCGGTCATACGCACACCATTGGAACTACTAATTCCGCTGGCGGCGGTGGTGGTGGGTCTGTTGTTGGTGGCGGAACTAGCTACACTACCAGCACCGCTACCACCGGCATTACAATCGCCAACGCCGGTAGCGGCACGGCGATGGACTTTGCCGTCCAGTACGTTGATGTCATCATCGCGACCAAGGATTGACGATGCAGCTCAAGAACGGATCATTCTGCCCGCTGATCAAGAAGGAGTGCGTCCAGCTCCAGTGCGCTTGGTTCACGCAGTTGCGTGGAACGCACCCGCAGACGGGCGCGGAGATTGACGAGTGGATGTGCGCCATCTCGGCCATGCCCATGCTACAGATCGAGGTTGCCAAGGAGGCGCGGCAGGGCGCTGCGGCGACCGAGAGCTTCCGAAACGAAATGGTGCGGGCGCAGGCCGAGGTGCTGCCGTCATTCATCAAACAATTGTCATGAGGTGACGTATGCTGCCTGCTGAAGCCAACACGCTGGACAAGGTTGCGTTTCGGGAGAAGATCCTGAACGCGCAGGACGTGATGATGACAAACATCGCGGACGGAAAGCTGTCTGACGCGTTGCCGTCCTGCACCCTGACGCACACCTATACGCCCATCCATGAAGAATATGGCGCGGGCACCTACGCCAGACAGATGTTCATCCCCAAGGGAACGCTTATCATTGGCAAAATCCACCGGCACCAGCATTTGAACTTCATCATGCAGGGGCGGGTGTCTGTTGCAACCGAGTTTGGCACCAAGTTTTTGACCGCCCCATGCGTGTTTGTGTCTGAGGTTGGTCTGAAACGGGCCGTCTACGCGGAAGAGAACACCATTTGGGTGACGGTCCATCAGACCAAATTTACAGGCGAAGAAAACCTTGATAAGATGGAAGACGAATTGATCGCCCCCGACTACAGCGATATGGGTCTGATCGCGTCTGTTGAAGCCCTACAGAGGATCGCACCATGACTTTTGGTATTTCCGCGTCCGCCGCGTTTTTAGGTGGTTCGGCCCTTCTTGGAGCCGGGGTATCATACCTTGGGTCTAGCAACGCCGCCAACGCTCAGCGCGACGCTGCGGCGCAAAGCGCTGCTGTCCAAAAAGAAATGGCGGACCAAAGCATCGCCGCGCAGAAGGAAATGTACCAGCAGGGCCGTACAGACCTTGCGCCATACCGCGAAGGCGGCGTTACCGCGCAGAATCAATTGTTTCAAATGTTAGGGCTTGGCGGCGACACCACGGCGGCAAACTACGGCAAGTACGCCAAAGACTTTGGCATGTCGGACTTTACAACCGATCCAGGCTATCAGTTTCGTCTTGAGCAGGGCATGAAGGCGCTGAACGCCAGCGCCGCCGCCAAGGGTATGGGTGTGTCCGGTGCAAACATTAAAGGCGCTACCGAATACGGCCAAAATATGGGTTCGCAAGAATACCAGAACGCTTTTAATCGTTACCAAACCAACCGCAACAACCAGATCTCGCCGCTTATGGATTTTACGCGGTTTGGGCAGGCGGCGGCTGCTGGGTCTGCGGCGGCGGCGGGTAATTTGGGGTCAAACCTTGGCACCACCTATTCAAACCTTGGCACCAATCTTGGCACCGCCGCCACTAACGCGGGCGCGGCTACGGCAGGCGGTTACGTTGCGGGCGGCAACGCAATCAATTCAACGATTGGCAATATCGGCAATCAATACATGAACATGCAGAATCAAGCCAATCAAACGTCGTACCAGAACAGCCTTCTGGCTGCGCTCAATAACCAGAACATGAGCGCGACCGGCTACACAAAATTTTAAGGGAGCATTAGGCCCGTGGATTACAACATAGCCCTCCCGCAGTTTAACGTAGCCCCGGCGCAGGTCGGCGGCCCCGTAAACATGTTGACGGACGTGATGAAGTTGAAGGGCCTCCAGCAGGATCAGCAGCTCAATCAATTGAAATTCCAAGAATACCAGCGCGCGCGCGGCGACGCAGCAACAAAGCGCGCGGAAGACGCAAAGACAAAAGCCGAATTGGCACGGATATACGGCGCTGGCGTCAACAATCTGGCTCCTGCTGCGCCTAATAACAATCTGGTTGCACCTGCTGAAGCTCCTACGCCCCAGATGGGCTTTGGCGCGGGCGTTGGCGAGTACGCGCCCGCCCCTGCGCCTGCGGTGGCTCCCGCTGCGGCTGCTGCTCCGACGCCCGGCGTACCTAACTACGCCGGTATCATAACCGAGTTGGTTAGGGGCGGGCATATAGAAGAGGCCAAAAAGATGGCCGATCTTGCCAAAAGCCATACGGAAACGCGCGGCAAAGAATACGAAAATAGCGTGAAGCAAATTGATGCTGCGTATGCACCTTTGCAGGCGCTAACCAACCGTGTGCAGAGCCCGGCGGATGTCGCTGCGTACACGCAGATGCTTTACAACGACCCTGTTCTGGGTCCGCAAGCTGCTAAAATCAAGCCTCTTGAGCAAGCCATATCCGATAGCCAGCGCGAGTTTGCCGCCGACCCTCGACAGTGGCAATTGGCACATGGTCCTGAAAGAGTAAACGGCAAAGTGATCTATGACGCCGCAACGGCGGCAATTGCCCCTAGGATTGAAAAAGTAGACAGCGGTGGGTCGTTTGTTTTTATGGACACAAACCCAAAAAGCCCTACCTCAGGAAAAACTTTATACGAAATTCAAAAGACGCTTACGCCCGCGCAAGGGGCAAAGGAAATGCCGCCGACTGTTTCTCTTCAAAAAGGCGAAGTATGGAACAAAGAAGCGGGGCGCGTTGATGTTGTTCCAGGCACTGCTGCGTTTATTACGCGGTCTCAAAGTCACGCTGAAGACGTAACCGCGTTGAACGGTTTAAAAGAAAAATCAGATGAAGCAATCGCCAACATTAAGAAAATGTTAAGCGACGAAAATAAAGAAGGATTTCAAGCAAATTTTGGCGGGGCAGGTACTACCGTACAAAGTCGGATGCCTGGAAAAGCTGCGGATTTCAAAGGTATGTTGAATACGTTTAAATCCAACATGAAGTCGGCGGGGCTTGAAATGATGCGCGCCGGCGGGTCTATTGGCGCTATGACCGAAAAAGAATGGCCTATCGTAGAAGCTGAAATGGCTTCTTTGGATGGATGGATGACGGAGGAAAACGCCCGAAACGTTATGAGAAATGTTATTGCACGTTTGGACCGAATTAAGAAAAGTTCGGAAAAAGTGTACGACATGACATGGGGCGAAACACAATTTCACCCAAAAAATAAAAACGCACCTAGCGAGTCTACAACGCCGGATCGTCCGCCAATTGGTTCTTTTGGGGGGAAATAATTATGGGTTTTGATGTAGAAGGCGCGCGCAAAGCCGGGTACAGCGAACCCGAAATAGTAGACCATCTGGCAAAACAGTCAAACTTTGACGTTGCTGGCGCTAAAAAAGCGGGCTACAGCGACGCCGAAATTTTGCAACATTTGTCAACGGTTGCGGCAGCACCTGAACCGCGCGGTGTTGCAGGCGAAGCCGCTGCACCGGAAGCGCCTGCGGCTCGCACGCCCAAACGCGGTGGGTTTTCCAAGCAAGTTGGCGAGGCGTTGTATACGCCCGCCGAAACGCCGCGCATTCCGACTGCCGAGGAATTGGCGGGTCGGTATAAACAGCTTGGCATTGGGACGTTAAAAGGCGTTCCTGCTGGCGTTGTTGGCTTGCCTGGCGACATTGAAAGCTTGGTGCATAAAAATACGTTCTTGCCGACTTCGCACGGGGTTGGCGATTATATATTTGGCCCGGCGGCAACTAAAGACGAACAAACTGGCCGCATGATTGGCACCATGATTTCGGGGCTTGCTGGTCCAGCTGCGGCTACGCGATTTATTACGCCGCTTAGGGAAGCCGCCCAAACTGCGGGGCGTGCCAAAACGGCAACCGCGTTGCGGGGCGCTGAATTTGCGTTAGACCCGCTTTCGCCTATCGTTAGCGGTGCGGTGACGCTTGGGGCCAAAGGGTACAATGGTCTTCGTAATTTTGCCAATTACACTTTTGCGCCTGAACTTACCGGCGTTAACCGAATGGTGGACTTGACCGGAAATCTAGAAGGATCGCTTGCCGCCATGCGGCACGCTGAAGGTGTACCAATATCCGGCGGTCAAATGACAGTTGCTGAAGCGTTGGCGGCGGGCAATGTTGCCGAACCCAAAATTGCCGCCGCGCAAACCGCGTTGGCGGAAGGCGCAACCGCCCCGCAAGCGCAATTTGCACAACAACAACGCGTGGCGGCTATTCAAGGTAACTTGGGCAACGTTGAAAACCAACTACGGTTGGCAACACGCGAGATAACGCCTGAGATGCGGGGAGACCCTGCTGCGGTGCAAGCAGGTTTGGAAGCGCAGGTGGCAGCGGAAGAGGCTCGGTTGCAAGCTGCTGGCGGGGGCGTTGCGGGGCAAATTCCCAACCCCAACCAGCAAGTTATTGGGCAAGCGTTAACGGAAAAAGCAGCGGAAGGCGCGCGCGAAGCGTCAAAAGTTGTTACGCCAGAACTGTACAAACCCGTAATTGAAGCCGCCGGTGACGCGCAGATTGATTTGGCCGGGGCGTTACAAGCCGCAGAAAAGGTACGCGATTCCGCAGCTGGAACTATGAACGCCAGCACTGTGTCAGAAGGCATCCGCGCGTTAGAAGAATTTCGTGCACCTTTTTTGCCGGGCAAAACCATACCTTCAATCATACCCGGCTTGCCTGGCAGAACCGGCGCGCCCATACCGCAACCGTCCACGGTTACAGCTGAAAAATTTATGCGTATTCGTTCGGCGCTTTCTCAAGATGTAAGAGATGCCGAAGCTGCAAAGAATTTTCCTTCAGCGCGTAATACAAAAGACGTTATAGCTGAATTGGACGCCGCGTTTAAAAAAGGCGTATCTGAAGAAACTTTTAAAGCATATGAAAATGCAAATAAAAAATTTATTACTGAAGTCATTGACCCTTACAGGTCCGGCGTAACGTCGCAAGCGTTAAGCGATACCGCGCACAACGTATCGCAAATATTGCCTGAAAAACTTACGAAAGCGTTTTTTGAATCTGACACGTCAGCGCATCAATTTGTTACAACTTTTGGCCGCGATCCTGTTGCCGTTGAAAAAATGGGCCAAGGGATTGGCGGGTTGTTTCGCGATGAAGTTATGGGTGCAGACGGACTTGTAAACGTTGAAAAAGCGTCAGAGTTCTTGCGAAAGAATAGCAGTCAACTTGACATTCTGGAGAAAGGTGGTGTCCGTATTAAGGATCAACTTACCGCTATCACTGAGCAAGCATCTACCAACGCGCGTCAGCGTCAAGCGTTTGCGGAAAGTAGCGCGGTATTTAAAAATGCAAAAGGCGCAGACGCAGTTATAGACACAGCGTTAAGTTCTGCGCCCCAAATGGAATTTTTACTCAAGCAACTGAACGCGGATGAGCGGGCGGGTTTAGTAGCTATTGTTAAAAATCGCCCTCTTGACGCAATAAAAGCGGGCGATCCCGACGCAGCCATCAAGTTCTTGACCGAAAATCAAGGCACCATTCGACAAGCCATAGGACAGACCGAACATACAAAGTTGCTTAACGCGGCGCAGGTGCAAAAACGGTTAGACGCGCTACAAGGAACTGTGCCCCGTGAAGGATTGTACGATCCCAAGGTATTGGCAAAACAGTTTTCAGCGCCTCAACTTGCCAATCTAAATGTTGCGGCAAACGACATAGCTCGGCTTCAGCAAGTTGAAAAAACTGCCGCAGAAGGCGGCGGCGCAAGAGTCGCGGCTAAACCCAGCACTGCAAATTTTGGGGCTCTTTTAACAAGCGTTTCGGGGTTACACCCTTTGTCATGGGCTAAAGTGCTTGTGGACAAAATCAAGAATGTAACGGAGGCCCGCGTAGCCGCCGAAGCGGTTAACACCATGTACTACAATCCGCAACGGTACGCGGCGGCATTAGAAGCAGCCATCAAACAGAAAAAAACAATTGAAAGTGTACGCACTGGCGCTAAACAAGTTACTAACGCGCTTGCCCCCGGCATAGTCCGCCTTAATGCTCTCATCGACCAACAAGGACGCCGGTGATGCACGATACAAAGCTGGCCGTTGATGGTGCAATCGCTGCGGGGGCGCTGACGCTCCCGTGGTGGGCGATGGAGTTGGGCGCGTGGGCTGGGCTCGGCGTCACGCTGGCGACACTCGTGCTGCTTATCATACGCATACGCATCGCCGTTCGTGATTGGAAAGCCGGAACTGAAATATGAGTACCACGGAAGAGAAACAGGAAAAGTTTGCCATCGAAATGGCGGCGAGCGCCAGCAAGGGCGCGCTGGTCGAGAAGATCACCTTCGCGGGTATCCCGATCCTGTTCTCTTGCGTTGTCTATCTCATGAGCGCCCTATCCGGTGCTAACAACGAGATCATTCAACTAAAGTCCAAGGTTGCGGTTGTCGTCAACGCCGACAACAAGGCCATCCCGCCCCAAGGCACCACCATCGACATGGCGCAGATCCGCGAGCATTTGAGCGATCAAATCAGCAAGGTGGATCGGGAGAGTGCATTGGCTCGCGCCGCCATGACGCTCGACCGCGAACGCTCGATGGCGGCTATTGAGAAGAGCCGTATGGACATGGTGGCGGATGCCGCGCAGGCCCGCGCCGCTATTCGCTTTGATATGGCACAACTAATTGCGGCGCTCGACAAACGCATCACTTTGCTGGAAAAAGGGAAGTAGTCATGCACATGAGCCAAGGCGGTCTTGACGCCCTTCTCAAGAAGTTCGAAGGCTGCAAGCTGAAGGCGTATCTCTGCCCCGCAGGCGTCTGCACCATCGGCTACGGCCACACGTCGGCTGCGGGCGCTCCTATGGTCAACGACGGCATGACCATTACGCAGGCGCAGGCCGAAGACATCCTCAAGCGCGACATCGTCAAGTACGAGACCGCCGTGATGGATTTGGTTAAGGTCAAACTGACCCAGAACCAATTCGATGTTCTCGTGGACTTCGCCTACAATGCAGGCGTCGGAAACCTCAAATCTTCGACAATGCTGAAAAAGATAAACTCGGGCGATCTGGACGCAGTGCCTGCCGAGTTGATGAAATGGACCAAGGGCGGCGGCAAGGTGCTGCCAGGGCTGGTGCGCCGCCGCCAGGCGGCAGGCGCATGGTGGACCGCACAGGATCAGGCGCATGATGAACAAGAGGACCGTGCAGAACCTGATGCTCCTCCGAAAAGAACTATGGCAGACAGCAAGCAAGGTAACGCGGCGCTACTCACGGCAGGGCTCGGAGGTCTGGGCGCAGCTAAGGAGATCGCTGCACAGGCGAAGGATGCGTCTGACGTGGCGGATCAGTTCATGGGCCTACTCAGCAACACAAACTTCGTCATCATGGTGGCGATCATTGGCGCGGGCGCGGCCATCTGGTTCTGGCGCAAGAAGCACATGGATGAACACGGTGTTTAGTCTGCTGTTCACGCCGCTGGGGCGTTACGCCGTCATGGGCGTCATTATTGTAATGGCGCTGTCCGGCGTCTACTACAAGATCCGCAGAGACGCAGTGGCCGAGGTTGAGGCCGCTGCGACGGCAGACGTGCTACGGAGGACGGGCAATGCGATTCGTTTTGGCGATGCTGTTAACACTTCCCCTGACCGGGTGCGTGACCCTGACCAGCACCGTCGAGACTAACGGCGCGGTCTGCACGGTCTGGAAGGACGTGTCGTGGTCGTCCAAGGACACCACGGCGACCATCATCGAGGTCAAGCAGAACAACGCCCGCCGCGAGGGTTGGTGCGCTAAGTGAGCGCCATCACACGCGGGAACTCGGCATCGCCAAGGATCTCCATGCGCTCCCGCGCCGCCCGTAACATCGTGTAGCGTTGGTGCAGGCGGATCAGCACCGACTGCCGCTGCTCGCCCACGCGCTCCTCGTCCAGCATCTTCTTGATGGTGTCCTCGTCCAGATCGGGCAACACCTTGTTGATCTCGCGCCAGTTCATGTCTTCAATTCCTCAAGTGCTATGTCTGAGATCGCCCGCTTGTCCTGAAGCGCGCCCCAGATCCGTTCGTCTATAGTTTTATTACAGATCAGCAGATAACACCAGACATCCCGCGTCTGGCCGCCCCGGTGGATGCGCCCCACCGTCTGTTCGAACAGTTCCAGCGACCACGGCAGCGACAGGAAGATCATGTTGCAGCCGCCAAACTGTAGGTTCAGGCCGTGCCCGGCGGACTTGGGATGGATCAGCAGCATCTCGATCTCGCCCGCGTTCCATCGTTTGATGGCGTTGAAATCGTCAATCGTCCGCGCCAGCGGATACCGGCGCAGCAACTCGGCAAGTTCTTCTTTGTAATTGTAGACGATGATCGTGTTGGCGTGTTGGTTCTCGTTCAGGATCTCGTCCAGCAGATCGAACTTGTGCGTTGAAAACCAGATGGCCTTTTGTCTCTGGAGAAATTTGCCGGGCTCCGGCAGCGCCTCCGTCTTGGTGTCGTAGACGAACCCAGACGCCATCTGCTGGAGCTTGTTCGTCACGGCGGCGGCGTTCGCCGCGATGACCCGATCTTCGCCATACTCCAGCACGAATTCGCGCTTCATCTTTTCGTAGGGCTTGCGGTCGGCCATGTCGCAACGCATTTCCACAACATTTAACTGCGGCAGTTTGTCGCTGTACTCGCCGGGCTCCAGCACGAAGGTTGCCGGACGGATGGCGTCCATGACTTGCTCCAGCGCGCCTTTGCGCGGTTGCCAGTCGCCGAAGTCGCGGTTGACGCATACAAAGTACTTCTGGAGGAACGCGCCCTTGGCCCGGCCCAGCAGCGTCTGGTCGATCACCTTGCATTGGCCGAACACGTCTTCAAGCCCGTTGGACGTAAATGAGCCGGTCAGACCCCACCGGAACGGGATCTTGTCGAGGTGCGCCAGCAGCGCCTTGAAGCGTTTGCCGCTGGGGTTCTTGAGCCGCGTCAGCTCGTCAAAAACGATGCCGTCGAAGCCCGACAGATCCGGTAGCGATTGAATGTTGTCGTAGTTGGTCACCACGATAGGCGCGGCGCTGTCAAATGCCACTTGACGCTGCGCTGGCGTCCCGATGGCGACGGCGATCTCAAAGTCTGGAGCCCACTTGGGTTGCTCGACCGGCCACACGTCCGTGCAGACGCGCTTGGGGGCCAGCACCAGCCAACGCTTGACGTGCCCCTCCGCGATCAGCTCGGTCATGGCCGTCAGCGTGATGGCCGTCTTGCCTGCGCCCACGGGCGCAAGGATCATTGCGCGGTCTCGTTCGAACAGGAAATCGGCGGCTTGTTCTTGGTAAGGTCGTAACGTGAGGCCCATTCATCCACCCCTTCTTTGGACCAAAGGCAGGCGTATCGCTGCTCCAGCCGTCGCATGTCCAGTGCAAACAACTCTTGAAGTGGCGACAGACGCCCACCTTTTGTCTTGAGTTCTACAAACCACGTCTCGCCGTTCGGCATCCACGCGATCCGATCCGCCACCCCAGCTTGGTTTGGCGATTTGAACTTGTAGGTAAGCCCCTGCCGTAGCATGACCGCCCACACGAAATATCGTTCGATCTCGCTTTCTTTCATAAAAAAATCTATTGCATGTTCGTAAAAGAAAGTCTAGTGTCCGTCAGTCAACAATCCACTGAGGTAATCTAATGGCTCAACACTCCAACATTGTCGGCGGGTCCACCGCCAAGCGCGTCATCAACTGCCCTGGCTCCGTGGCGCTCGTCGCCCAGATGCCGCCCAAGCCCTCCAGCGTTTACGCCGACACCGGCACATTGCTCCACAACGTCATCGCCGACGTGCTGGACGGCAAGGCCACCGCGCAAGATTTCCTTGGCGCTGTCCATGCGGACGTGACGCTCGATCAGGATCTGATCGACAACAAGTTGCTGCCCGCGCTGGCGGCGCTGAACGAGATCGACCCTGACAGGCAGATGGAGTTTGAGACCGAGGTGGTCGTCGGGTTCGGCGATCTGCTGCCCGACGTGTTCGGGTCCGCCGACATCGTCGGTCGTATCGGCGACACGGCGTACATCGTGGACTGGAAGTTCGGCGATGGCGTGGCCGTCGATGTTGAAGAGAATCCCCAGCTTATGTTCTACGCTGCTGCGGCCATGCGGACCCCTGCAGCCCAGTGGGCGTTCGAAGGTGCGACCAAAGTCGAGCTGGTCATCGTGCAGCCGCCCTACGTCAAGCGTTGGGAGACGACCCCGCGCCGCATCCAACTGTTTGAGAAGGAGTTGATGCAAGCCGTCAAGGTTGCCCAGCGTCCTGACGCGCCGCTGGCGCAAGGCGAGTGGTGCCGCTGGTGCGCCGCCAAGGCCGTGTGCCCCATCATGACCGGCGCTGCTGACCGGGCGCTGGTCTCCGCGCTGAAGAACGTCGATGTCGCCAGCATGTCGGACCATCTCAAGATGGCGGACCAGTTGGAAGGCTGGATCAAGGAGGTGCGGGCGCTGGCGATGCAGACGTTGGAGGCTGGCCTGCCGGTGCCCGGCTACAAACTTGTTCCCAAGCGCGCGCTGCGCCAGTGGGTGAATGAAGGAAAGGCTCTTGACGCCATGTGCGATCTGGGGCTCGATGTAAAGGAATTGACAGAGACGAAGTTGCTGAGTCCTGCACAAGCCGAGAAGGTGTTGAAGAAGCACAAGCTCGCGCTGCCTGCGGATCACGTCGTCGCTGTTTCATCGGGTAACACGCTGGCGTCAGAGGATGATCCTCGCCCGGCGGTGTTGCAGATCGGCGCACAGTTGTCCGCCGCTCTTGGTAAACTCGTCTAAGGAGAATGGTAATGTCAAATCTTACAGTATTCGGTGGCGCTAACCTTCCTTCCGTTTCGTCTCTTGCCTCTAGCTTGCGCTCGATCAGCGCAGGCGTTCCTGACGGCGCGGGTTCTGTCATCATCAAGATGGACAAGACCGGCCATTGGGTGTTCGGCGCAGAGCAGACCGAGATCGAAGACGACGCTACATGGGCGATCAATCCTTTCAGTTTTGTCCACGGCTTTATTGCTTGGGGCGAAGGTGAGGTTCTTGGCGAGAAGATGGTGCCGGTGTCGCAGCCGCTGCCTGAACTCGACGTTGCGCCGCCTGCCGCCAAGCGCGGCTGGGAGGTGCAGGTTGGTCTGTCCCTGAAGTGCATGTCCGGCGAGGACAAGGATCTGGAAGGCCGTTACACGGTTACGTCCGTGGGCGGCAAGAAAGCGGTGCAGCAGCTTGCGCTTGCCATTGCCGCTCAGGTCGATAAGGACCAGACCAAGCCGGTACCCGTGGTGCGCCTGAAAAAGGAACACTACGTCCACAAGTCCTACGGTCGCATCTATACCCCCGTCTTCGAAGTTATTGAGTGGGTCGGGATGGACGGTGCGCCTGCGGAAACCGAGGCGGCGGAAGCTGTCACGGACGACACCCCTTCTGAGTCGCGTCGCCGTCGTCGCAGCGCGTAAGGAGGAGTGAAAGCGGGCGCCAGTGGTCCTCCCCCCGCTGGCGCCCGTGAGTATCTACAGCCCATGAAAACTCTCTGGCTTGATTTCGAGACGCGGAGCAAGTGCGACTTGCCTTCGCGGGGCGTGTACAACTACGCCCAAGACATCAGCACTGAGGTGCTGTGCATGTCCTACGCCTTCGATGACGACGAGGTGGTGACCTGGTTGCCCGGTCAACCATTCCCCGCCGCTGTCGCAGACCATACCGGCCAGATCCGCGCGCACAACGCTGCGTTCGAGCGCCTGATTTTCTGGTTCGTGCTGTGCCCCGATCACAAGATCCCTGAGCCCAAGCTGGCGCAGTTCTACTGCACGGCGGCGCAGGCGCGCGCCAACTGCGCGCCCGGCTCGCTGGAAGATGTGGGGCGCTTTGCTGGCGCATCCATGAAGAAGGACCACCGGGGCTCGCAACTGATTCGGCTGCTGTCCGTGCCACAGGCTGACGGGTTCTTCCGGCAAGACCAAACGCTGATGGCCGAGATGGTGGCTTATTGCGAACAAGATGTCCGCGCCATGCGTGCGATCAGCGAAGGTATGCGTGACCTGTCCGCTGACGAGCTGGTTGATTACCACGTCAACGAGCGCGTCAACGATCGGGGCGTCCGTGTCGATGTCGAGCTATGCAACGCTGCCGTGCGTTACGCCACCGTCGAGCTGGACGAGATTCAGCAGATCGTGCGCGAGGTGACGGACGGCGCGATCACCAGCGTCCGCAGTCCCAAGATGCGCCAGTGGGTGCTGGACCGTGTCGGGCCGCAGGCGCTGGAGTTGATGACGGTCTTCAAAGACGGCGAGGCCAAGTATTCTATCGACAAGTCCGTGCGTGGCAACCTTTTAATTCTCGCTGGAGAAAATCCTGATGAAGTGCCGCCCGATGTCGCTGAGGTCATACAATGTGCGGACGACCTATGGGCTTCGTCGGTCGCGAAGTTCCAACGCGCCGCTAATCTCGCTGATCGAGATGATGGACGAGTGCGTGGGGCGTTTGTCTTTTCTGGGGGTTCAGCAACGGGCCGTGCTTCGAGCTTTGGACTGCAAGTCCACAACTTCCCCCGCAAGTGCGCGAAAGAACCTGAACTAGTTCGCGCTGCGATGGTGCAGGGCGGCGAGATTGTCCCCCAGTACGGCAAGCGCGTCACTGACGTGCTGAAGCAGATGCTGCGCCCGGCGCTGCTGGCCGAGCCCGGCAATGCCTTAGTGGTGGCCGACTGGTCGTCCATCGAAGCGCGCGTCAATCCGTGGCTGTCTGGCCGGGGCGACGATAAACTGGACATCTTCCGAAATGGCGGCGACGTTTACAAGGTGAACGCATCGGCAACATTCCGTGTGCCTGTCGCCGAGGTGACGGGCGACCAGCGCCAGGTCGGCAAGGTGCAGGAACTGGCCTGCGGCTTCGCCGGTGGCGTGGGCGCGTTCGCTGCGATGGGCCGGATCTACGGCTTGTTGCTGCCTGAGCCTGAGGCCCGGCGCATGGTGGACGGGTGGCGCAGGGCAAACCCGTGGGCCATGCCGTTCTGGGACAGTTTGGAGCGGTGCTACACCGCCGCCATGCGTCACAAGGGCAAGGAGTTTACCGCCGGGCGCATTACTTACTTGTTCGACGGCGTTCACCTCTGGTACGCTCTGCCGTCTGGGCGCATTCTCTGCTACCCATACGCCAAGCTGGAGGAAGACGGCGTCACCTACGCCAAGGCGGCATGGAAGCCCGCCGCAGACGCCAAGGAGTGGCCCCGCGCCCGCCTGTGGCGTGGTCTGGCTTGCGAAAACGTTACGCAAGCGACGGCCAACGACATCTTGCGCTACGCTCTTCGTTCGCTCGATGCAGAGGGGTTCGAACCCGTCCTGCACGTCCACGACGAGATCGTGCTGGAGACCGCAGATCCTGTAGCAGCCGAAGAGGCCATGCAGCGCGCGATGTGTACGCCGCCCGCATGGGCCGTAGGTCTGCCGCTGGGGATCGAGACGACGACGATGACACGCTATGGGAAGGGGTAGGACATGCTGCAAGAACAACAATTCTACGACTACATCACGGGGCTCGCCCCAGCCGGCGAGACGGCGCTGCTGGTGCGCCAGAAGCCCGTCATGCGCGACGGTGAGCAGCAGACGTTTCTCGACGGTTCGCTGAAGTACACTTGGCCCGCGTACATGCCCACCAAGCCGCGCAAGGAAGGCGAGGCATGGTATCTTAACACCGGCTCGTTCATGGCGTCACGGTTCCTTGACGGCAAGCCCAGCGCCAGCGCCGCCAATTGCGACTACGTCCTGTGCATGATGCTGGACGACATTGGCACCAAGTCCAAAGTGCCGCCGCTGGCTCCGACATGGATCATGGAGACCAGCGAGGGGTCATTCCAGTGGGGCTACGGCTTCACTGATCAACCATCCAAGGGCGAGTTCAGCGCGGCCATCACCGCCATCGCGGAGGCAGGCTACACAGACCCCGGCGCGACCAACCCTGTACGTAATTTCCGCGTTCCCGGTTCTGTCAATCTAAAGCCCGGTCGCGATCTCTTCCGTTCACGTTTGGTTGAATTCCACCCTGACCGTGAGTACACGCTGCCGCAGATCTGCGAGGCGCTGGGCGTCACGCCAGCGGAGGCCGACACCGCGCGCGTCCTGTCGTTCAAGCTGCGCGACACCGGCAAGGATACTGTGCTGGAATGGCTGAACGATAAGGGTCTGGTGCTGTCGCACGTTAACCCTGAGGGCTGGATGGGCATCGTGTGCCCCAACAACGTCGAGCACACGGACGGCCAGATCGGAGCCCGCTACAAGCCTCTGGACCGCTCGTTCTGTTGCTACCACGGTCACTGCGAGGGCTTCAACACGCAGGCGTTTCTGGCGTGGGTCCACGACAACGGTGGCCCGCGCGTCTCGCCCGGCCTGCGCGACGAGTTGCTGGCGGCGCACATGCAGTCCACTCTGTCCAAGCTGTCGCCCACCGCCGCCTTCCCTGACGAGGCGGCGCGTGTCATCGCCGAGGTGGAGCGCAAAGAAGTTGGACGCGTTGACAAGGCGAGTTGGTACGAACGGTTTGCTTACGTCATCGAAGACGACGCATACTTTGACATGGACGCCCGCACCGAGTTGAGCCGTCACAGCTTCAACGCCATCTTTCGCCATGTGTTCTGCAAATCCATTCACGTCACCGGCAAAACCGCGCGGCGCATCGAGGCCAGCGTCTGCTACGACGAGAACCGCAGCGCCGCTAACGCGCGCCTGCTGCGCGGGATCACCTACGCTGCGGGTGACGGCGTCCTCGTCTCGCGTGACGGCGACGTGTACGGCAACCGCTGGCGCGACGCGCGCCCTGACTTGACCGGCGTGGCCGCTGGCGACGTGTCTCGATGGCTGAATCATTGCCGGGTGCTGGTGCCCGAGGAGGCCGAGTTGAACCATTGCCTCGACGTGATGGCGTTCAAGCTCCAGAACCCCCGCGTCAAGATCAACCACGCCATTTTGCACGGCGGCGACGAGGGCTCCGGCAAAGATACGATGTGGGCTCCGTTCATCTGGAGCGTCTGCGGCCCAGGTCTCAAGAACAGGGGGCTGGTGGACAACGATGGACTCAACTCCCAATGGGGTTACGCGCTGGAGTCGGAGATTTTGATCCTGAACGAACTGAAGGAGCCGGAGGCGTCGCAGCGCCGCGCGCTTGCCAATAAGATGAAGCCGATCATCGCCGCCCCGCCGGAGACGCTGCCGATCAACCGCAAGGGGCTGCATCCCTATGATATGGTCAACAGGATGATGGTGCTGGCGTTTACGAACGATCCGGTCCCGATCTCGATTTCGTCCGGCGATCGTCGCTGGTTCTGTATCTGGTCCGCTGCGGGCCGTATGGACGCCAGCGCCGCGCGGAGCCTGTGGACTTGGTACAAGCATGGCGGGTTCGAGACCATCGCCCGGTGGCTGGCTGACCGCGACGTGAGCGCCTTCAATCCGTCTGCGCCGCCCATTTGGACCGAGTTTAAGGAAAACCTTATTGAGTCAGGCATGAGCATCGCAGAATCGTTTATCTTGGATCAAATCCGCGCCAAGGTCGGCGAGTTTTCGAAGGGCGTTGTTTCTACGCCGTTCTTCAAGCTGTGCCAGTTCTTAACGGTCAACGCGCCTGGCGGCGTCAAGATTCCGCAGGCAGCGTTGCTGCACGCCCTCAAGGAGGCCGGATGGGTGGATATGGGGCGCATTGGATCGTTCGAGCATTCCAGCAAGCGCCACATCTACGCCGCGCCTGATCTAGCGCGGACGCAGACCAAAAGCTATCTGCGAAACTTGCTAGAGCCTGTCGCCAGCGCGGAGAGTAACGTGCGCGATTTCCCCGGCAAGAAGCCCTGAACGAAAGACCCCCGGTTGCGTGGGCGACCGGGGGCAAGTTGCGTTTCGAACAAACACTAGGACTAGGCTACTAGACACCTCACAATCTACGCCGGGGCGAATGCTCCGGCGATCCGGCTCTCACCGGATAGGTTTTGCGGCAAGCGCCGCATGTTCGTCGTCGTCGCGCAGGGCGTGGGTCGCGACGGACCATGCGCTCTCAATCTCGCGGGGCGGTGTGTCTTCAATGACGCGCAGCGCAGCGCGCAAGTTTTCCACCTGATATTCCAACACCTCAACCTGGTTGCTTAACGCGCGGGCAGTGGAGCGGTCGTCTACGCCCAACAAGCAAAGCAGTTCTTCGATCTCATGTTCCATCTCTTCATGGAATTGTTGCTTGCGCCGCCCGTCGCAGTAGTAGGCCAGCAACGCCGCCTCATGGATTGCCTTGCCCGCGATTTGGATCTTCACATACGCGATTGCATCGTGTTCGTTTACGTCGATTTGAAATGCCATTGTAGTCTCCCCTTGGTTGACGGTAAACCATCGCACGTCAGCGCGATGGCGTAAAGGATTATTCTGCGGTCAGCTTGCGCCCCATTGTCGGATTGTTGCGCCCGCGCACGTCAGGGTTAGGCCAGACCCA